ACATACTCATATTCGGGATGACGTTTCATCTCGTCAATGTCGTGTTGCGCTGAGAATTCAATCACAGTTCCGCTACGCTTACATTTGAACAAAGCCATAGGTATTCCTTAATAGAAGAAAGGGGAGATAAACCCCCCTTCCTTTTAGACCATGCGAACTACAACTAGTCGCAATGTGGTTGACGCTAAGTCAACAGTAGCAGTTGATTCGTTTTGGATACGGAACTTGACTGTGTTTGCGGCAGAGACATACCCTGTCACAGTTAAACCAACCAAATCCACGCCCAAAGATGCACCAATCACCATGTCGCCCAAGGCTACGCCTGGTACTGTGATGTCATCAGTCTCACCTGCCCCGTCAGCCAATGAACCTGCGTTCAGCGTTGCTGTCACAGCCCATGTATCAGAGAAAAGACCACGGAATGAGTCATTACCTCTGCGAGTCGTTACGGAAGAAGCCGTTGCCATTTATTTCTCCTAATTAAAGTTTAAAAAGACCCCCCAGTTACGGGGGGAGCAACTGCAATTAGGCTGGTACTGCCAAAGCAAATGCAGATGAGGACTTAGCCGCACCAGTAGATGCCAAGGTACGCAAGGCGGCTACGCCATACAGAGTGTCAGATGTAAACAATGTACCGAGGTACTCTTGTTTGTACTGAGTCTGTGAGCGAACTGCTTGCTGTTCAACCAAGACCATAGCCTCTTTGTGACCCATCAAGCAAATGCGGTCAGCACCAGAGTTACCTGCGCCCGTATCAGCGTTAGAGGAAACAAATACGGGGATACCGTACAAGTTACCAATCTCGCCATTGCGGATTGCATCGCCATTACCCACGAAAGCCTGTTCGGTGTAACGAGCCAAGCCCATCAAGGTGTTACGGCTTGAGGGTGGGATGACGAAGAAACGACCGTCCATAGGAACATCGTTGTCGTCAAGGCGTTGAATGGTTCTACGGATAGCGGCATCTGTCAGAGCAGAAGCGTTAGAGGTAGAACTGTTGTATGCAGTCGTTCCGTCACCACCAATGTATGCCTTGGTAGAAGAGGAAGAGGTTGCATAGTCGTCTGTACCGATGGTTGCACCATTGAAGGCACGACCTAACTGTACTAAGTCAGTATCGACTTGTTTAGCCAAAGCGTAACCTGCGTCACCTGTGTAGAAACTACGTAGGCTATTCAAGGCTTGTGCTTCAACGATGTCTTCGATCAAACGGCTATATTCATAGTGTTTGTTGATAGACACTTGGACTTCAGACTCGGTGTTAACAATCAAAGTCACAGCGTTGGTTGCACCCTTGGCAGACGCAGAACCACGAACAGGTGCTGGAATGTGAACTGTGTCACCCTTCTTGCCCTTGAAGTTCATACGCATGACTAGGTTAGCCAAAACGAGGTTTTTCTTATAAGACGCAATAATCTCGTCTGACCAAATTTCAGGGATGAAATTAGCCGCAGACGTTACTGTTACGTTATTTGCGGGGGAAAATGCTGTCGCCATGTTAATTCTCCTTAAGAATCAATAACTTACTTCACCCGTCCTTCAGCATACGCTTGCATGATTTCCGCAGAAAGTGCCTCGTATCTGTCAGGATCGGTCATTTTTAGCCGAATTAGGTCAGCCCTCCTGTAAGTACGCTTGCCTGATTCACCCGATCCACCTACATCCACAGATGCCGCCTTGAGACTATTCTTGCGATTTGACTCTGCGTCAGAAGTCACTTGTTTAGTCTTAACGCCACGCAACTGTTTGAAGGTAGATAACAATTCATTAGCACTATCGTAGTCAAATTCACCATCAGCCTTCGCATACAACGCCATCCGTACATTGGAGGATTTAACCCAATTTACGAACTCTGGATCAGCAGATATTTGCTGATAATCAGGGTGTTCTTGCGCTAACTTTTGCTGAATCTGCATCCTTTTGAAGTCACTAGCCGCTTGTTTAGCCGCCAAGACATCGGGATGTCTATCCACCGTACTCTGAATCGCCTTCTGAGGATTCTCAAAAAAGTCTACTTCAGGTTCAACTTCAGCGTGTTGGACTTTCTGACCGAGATTTTGCTTAATGAGTTCATCAGCAAGTTTGCGAACTTCTCCAACCTCTTGAGCCTGTTTACCAATCAACTTTTCAGCCTCTTGGTGCATTTTGATGATGTCTTCTAAGTTTTTATTCCTATATTTCTCAGGAATCTTAGTATCATCTACTTCAATTTGGTCTTGAATCTTCGCTTCTTCTGCCTCTAACTCGCTAGACATCTCGTCTGGATTGTCAATCAACATACTGTTTCCTTTTCCTGCCACCAATGGGTTCTAGGAGATTACACATGAACTCGACAAGTGTTTATGAGTTCGCCTTTTGCTCCGCTCTCAGTTTTTCACGATGGATGCGGTCAAATTGGTTTGCCGCACTAGGGAAATTCCCAGACCACCCTTCTAACTTGAACTTCGGAGCAGAGATTGCTTTGAGTGCTACCTCTCCGCAACCCCCACACGGAACTTGAGTTGTCTCATAACCAACCAATTTCTCCGTGAGTTGTCCACAAACGCAGACAAAATCATACATTTTCAACATTTAATTCCTCATAAGCCCGTTTACTGACCTCTCTCAAGGTTTTTAGCCAAACAAGTATGGAAAGTTCGCCTTTTTTGAATTGTAGGCTTTTTTCGTCAGGGATTGTACTAATATTGTTCAACGATTCCATCATGTTGTCAATATCCTCCATCAAATCCTTCCACCCGTCCGTAGCCATCATGGAAAAGCGGCTTTCATAGTACCTTTGAAGTTCTGGTGTCATGCGCCCACCTTTGCTTTCAGTTCTGCAATCTCTGTGGCTTGTAAATCTACAAGGGCTTTGAGTTCTTGGATGGACTTAATGCACAAGGAAACCATGTTGCCGTATGCCAAAGCGTCTGGTGTTCCATCTTCTGCGTATTGCACAAACTCTGTTAAGCCAGCATCGTGGACTTCTTCTGCAATCAAACCACCAAAGGTCTTTCCAACATCGGTTTCTGCTTTGCCCTCGTATGTGACTGCTCGTAGTTTCAACACATCGGCAAGACCATGTGTTGCATCTTGAACATTCTTTTTGTATTTAAGAGATGATGTAGAGCGTTGCAAATCTCCAGCACTAGTAACAACCATGTTTGCGGCAGAAGCAGTTGTATTGTTATATGGAGAACTTGTTGCTGTTCCAGTATTTATAAGTCCATTTCCTGTTACTTTGAATAAGTTCGTAGGACTAGTAAAAGAAGTTCCTTGGGCGCATTGAAAAACTTCATTTGATGAATTTTGACCAACAACAACTTGTAAACCTTGGGGAGTTCCAGAACCCGCAGATTGAAGTAGTCTTGCCCCCCATCCAGAAGTTGCAGAACCGCTAACAACAAATTTAGCATCTGCACTTGTAGTCCCCACTAGCAAGTTACCGCTAGAGTCGATACGCATACGCTCATTTAAACCACTTTGGTAGGTGTAAAAACGCATTGAATAAGAATTAGCCCCATCAATAGCACCTTCAACTTTTCCAGTTAAAAGACCGCTTGATGTGTGATTTGCAAACCCTAAAGCACTTCCTGTTCCTGTTGTGTTATCTGCATTTTGCAACACCAGTTGCGTTAAAGAAGAAGCGGCAGATGTTTGCTGAATATGAAGTTTTTGTGCTGGTGTAGTAGTACCAATCCCCACATTCTGTGAGGTATCAATAGTCATAGCAGTTGTACCGCCAGAACCCGTGTCATTTGTCTTGAAAACAAGTGAGCCTGTCGTGTCACCACTATGGACTAATGTGGTGGTAGAGGTTGTTCCTGATGATATGGTACTCATTCTGTTGCCTGTGCTTCAACTTGTGCTTGGTATGCAGAAATAACTTCTGGTGTCCACACTACATTGCAAATAGACACGACTTGCTCTGGTTGACCAGTCAAGTCTTGCCCAGGCGCAAGGCTACTGCGGTGGAATGTCTTGCTTATCTCGTTGCCATCTTCCATGATGCGTGTGGCTTCACGATATAGAACGAAACCGTTTTCTGTAACTGTAATTTGGTCAACTGTGGTTGTTTTGGTTAGTGACATGGTGTGTTCCTTATACAAAATAAATCATATTTAGTGACAAAGACATATTATTTGAATATGTTGGGGCAGACCCAGTTAAAGTTTGAACCGTAACCGTAGTGCCACCACCATCAATATATCCTTGGTAGATATTTCCAGTTAAACCACCCTCTCTTACTATAGAAGGCAATTGAAATGTGCTACCAGCGGTAAACGGCAACCCTGAAATTGTTAAATATGATGATGCCGTTCCAACATTGGTGATTGTTACTCTAGCGGTTGCTTGAACAAAACGACCAATTTTTGTATAAGAAGTATTTGCTGTTGTATAAGAAGTAATTGAACCTGAAACTGGGGCTGGTACTGGTGTCCAAGTCCCTTCCTCATAATCATCTAGTGTGTTTGCGTCAGATGATGCAGATTGAGTTGCGGGGAAAGATATACCAGCACCACTAGCCGATGCAGTAGCACCTCCAACACCAATGGTTGTTGCAAACGATGGAGTAGTTAGTGTGGCTAAAGTTGCTGTCTGTGCTGGAAGTGTTAGTGTATTTGTACCAGCAACTGCGGGTGCGCTGATTGTGATAGCACCTGATGTGTTTCCTGAGAGAACTAAATCTGCCATGCTTATCCTTTATAAGACCAACCAGCGTTGGCCTGATGCGACAGTTACCGCCACCCCCGACCCCAAAGTTACAGGCCCAACCGAGTGTCCGTTGTATCCACTAGCAATTGTGTAACTTGTCCCAACTGTTGCATTGTTTACAAATATGCCATTGCTTGCCACAGGCGCATTAACACTCAACTCACCCGTACTTGGCTTATACAAATACTTGGCATTGCTTGTGTAAATAGTCGTTGGCGTTCCTGTTGTTGCACTTGCAAACAAAGGATACAAATTGCTTGATGTAGATGTGTCGTTACTTAGCGATGCACCTGCATTGACTGTCGCCCAACTTGTGTTCGTTCCATCAGTCGTGAGGTATTTGCCTGAATTGCTTGTCTGACTTGGAGCAAGTGCATTGAAGGCAGATGTTGCAGTAGTTTGTCCTGTTCCACCATTGGCAATTGCCACAGTTCCTGTCACATTGCTTGCAGTTCCCGTAGTGTTTTGGTTCAGCGTAGGAATATCTGCGGCAACTATCGCCCTAAATGTCGGTACTCCTGCGCTTCCATTGGGCGAGGCTAAAACATAGTTAGCAGTCTTAGACGCATAGGGATTCTGAGTATCTCCATAGCCACTTGATAGGCTAATCGCTGGAGTAGCACCCCCACTAGACGCTAATGGAGATGTTCCTGTGACAGAAGTAACTGTTCCTTGAGGATTAGACGCAGTTGTGATGCTTGTTACCCGTCCATAAGTGTCAACTGTGATGACAGGAATCAAGGTAGAAGAACCAGTAGTCCCTGCGGTCACAATTCCGCTTGCCAAGTCTATGGTAGGGGTTGCGCCACCAGAAGAAGTAATCCTTCCCGTACTTCCCGATACAGAAGTCACCCCCGTATTGGCAACAGTAATCGACCCTGCACCATTGGTGACACTTATGCCTGTTCCTGCGGTTAAGTTTGCCTTTTCCCACAAAGAGGTAGAAGTGTTATAGATCAGCGTTTGTCCGTTGCTTGGGGACTGAGCCGAGACATTGTGGAGTTCTTCTAACTCGTAACCATTTTGAATCTTGACCTCAATTGACCCTTGATTAACATGGCTACGGCTAACTACACCTATGTAAACAAGGTGATTTGGGGCATATTGCTTGGTGGATGTGTATGTACCAGCCGTTGTAGAACTTAGATATAACTGAGTCCCTGCGGTAAACGCAGAGGTATCCAATCCTGAAATGTCACCAGAGAGGATGGCACTTCCATTGTTGTTATTGGCAATGTCAGCAAAGATAAGTCCATAAGTCTGGGCAGATGTTGGGTCGCCAGAAGCAATGGCTTTTGTGACAGTTGGTTTGTTTCCTGATGCGCCATTTATGTAGACAACAGTTCCCTTGGTAAGCGTAGCACCTGTCTCATTACGAACAGTCGCAATCACTCTTGGGGAAGAATAAACCGCCAAATCATCATTGGAATTGGTGGTGGTAATCGTGACACTTGCATCATTGGATGTAAGAGTCTGTAATGTTTCCGATTGGTCAATCTTTTGCCAAGTAGAACCATTAAATATCAGCCAATCGCCTACTTTCCAATCCGTAATGCCATCAAGGTTGGTAGAACCAGCAACAGATACTACATAGTAGTAACCATTTGTACCTGTGCTAGATGCTAGGGTTGGAGTATTGGTGGTTGCGTTCCATGTTCCTTGGTAAGACAAACCACCAGCCACAGAAGCCCAAGAAAGTGCGCTTCCATTGGTTGTCAAGAACTTGCCTGAATTCCCTGTTTGGCTAGGAATCAGGTTGTTTATCTGAGTTTGTAGGGAGGCTAGAGTATCAAGTACAGACTGAGAAGTACCACCGCCATTGGTAATAACTTTGATTGATTCCGCAAGGTCAGGAGCAACAACTTCACCAACATTGAGTTCAACACCACTAGACAACCCAATAATAAGGCTACCATCAAAATCGATACGAGCAGAGGTGACACTAACACCATCAACCCCGTCCACCCCATCACGCCCATCTCTGCCATCTTTGCCACTATTTCCTTGAACACCTTGCTTTCCGTCACGCCCGTCCCTGCCATTGCGTCCGTCCTTTCCGTCTTTGCCGTCTTTACCATCTTTGATAGAGGCAACCCGTTGTTCAATGGCATTTCCAACTTCATCGTACCTAGCACGAATGTCTGATTCAATGCGTTTTAGTGCATCTACGACTAAACCCACATTTTCGCCAATGCGTTGCTTTTGAACTTCTTTGGCTTGGGCAACAGAAGCCTTAATCCCATCCAAAACAGCCAATTGCTGTTCAGGATTCATGTTTTTGAGGATTAACTCCTTGGCTAGGCTTTCAATATCCATTATTCACCCTTTGATTGGGTTGAAGATAGTTGTTTTGTCAGTTGATCAAGGAAGTCTTGCTCCATTCCTTGCACTTTGTTTTGCTTGTCTGCCATCTGCATTTCAACAATCTTGGATTTGTTCTTGATGTCTGCTTCTTTGAGCATCAATTCGGCTATCTTAACCCTCTTATCAAACTCACGACTTGCCGCTTCATCTGAGTTTGGCAAATTTTGAGTCATAGAGTTAGTCACTTTTGCCTGAACTTCCTGTGGCAACAACTGTGCTTCTATCATTGTCTTAGTCGCATCAGCCCTATTTTGCTCTGCTTGAGTCGTACTGACCGCAATCTGAGCCTGTGCCGCTTGTAACGCCAATTGTTGTTGGGCTTGTTGCAATTGTTGGGCTTGTGGATCGGGTTGGCTCATCTTGTCCAACGCATCCATCAGTTCATACCTATTAGTAAACGAACTATTGCCAATAATTCCCTTGAGAATCAGAGGCATCACAGGGGTGTTTGGCCCTAAAGTCTGCAATAGACCAATAAATTGCTGTTGTTCGTACTCACGGGCAATGATTCCAAGGCTTGCCGTTGGTACAAAGTTCATGTCCACAGAAGGGTAACGCTCTGGATCGAATTGCATATAGCGGAAAGCCGCCTTTTTGATGAACGGCATCAAGAAATCTTCTTGGAAGTTCACCAAAGTGCGCTTGTACTTCTTGATAATGGAGGCAATCGCCATAGACATACCGCCTTGACCACCATCACGGGCTACGGCAGAGACTAATCCTTGGGAATCTAACGTTCCAGTAGCCTGTAAGAGCATGGTTTGGAAGGAAGTAGCGGTGGCAATGTTGCCTTGATCGGTTGTACCGAACTTGAAAGGCATCAAAATATCGTTAGGTGCGCCATTGGTGAGGATTGCCTTGCCAGGCTTGACCTCAAACTTAGCACCCCGTGGCAATCTAGTCGCATCCATCGCTATCATGGGGCTAGTTGTCAGGGCTAGGGAGTCCAAATGACTACGGATTTGGGCATCCGTTGCCTTTTGCATATTGTAGGCTTTCTCTACTGTTCCTCTTCCCACAATCCTGTTTGGCACAGTATCGGCTTGGAAGGTGATGATAGGACGATCCTTCATCATGTAGGGGTTTGG